AGAATACAACTTCGAATACATCCAGGACGGAAAAGTAGTAAAAATAGAAACCTACAACGAAGGACTAATAAGTCAGGTAATATAAAAACAAATCACATAAATAATTAATATATTGTATTCAGATTATTTCTTTTTATTATCTTTTAGCTCTTCGTCTTGAACATTATTTGTAGTTGATATATCCATGTCAGGAGTTGCATCAATATCAAAAGAAGGTTCTTCGTCATAGTTTATAGGATTTATGCTGTTTGTAATACTCATAGCTTCTTGAAGTCTTTGAGAGTATTCATCATCAAAACTATTGTTATTAGTAGAGAAATCATCTTGATAATTATTAGAATTAATACTATTCGTAATTTGCATTGCTTCTTCTAGTCTTTTCTTTTTTTCTTCTTCGTCATTTATTAACACTTCTTCCTCCTATCTGAATCCTCCACCGCTTCCATAACCAAACGAATCAGATCCATTATTAGAATTTATTTTAGTAGTGTTTGAAGTTTTTTGAGATGGTACAGTTATTCCATATTTAGCAATTAAAGCTGCAAAGTCTTTTTGACTTATTCTTCCAGTTGCATAAGCATTTGCTAAGTAGTTATATACTGCATCATTATTATTTGTTTCTCCGTCGTTAACACTTGTTTGACCTGTAATTGAATCTTCTATTCCCCATCTATTTTTTATTATTTCATCATGTGTAGAATAATTTGTATAATCGGCTTTACTAGAACTTGAAGAACCATATTTTTGTGCTAATTGATATTCATATTCTTTATTACTTCTGCTTAAAGAACTTTCATAAGCAGCAGTTTCTCTATCAAGTTGAGATTTATATTTTGCTAATTCTTTACTAGAACTTAATTCTAATTCATTCTTTAATTTAGCAATAGCTGAATTATTTTTATATTCTAATTGATATTGTTCTCTCATTTTATTTAATTCATATTCTCTTTGTTCTTTAGCTTCTCTTGCTGCTCCAGATAAAGTTCCAACTTTTACTCCTAAGATTGTACTTGCTTTATTGTCAACATAACCCAATTCATCAACTCTTTTCCATGCGTTTTCAAGTTCTTGTTGTTGTTTCTTAAAGTTAAATTCTTTTTCTTGGAACTCTCTGTCTTTTGCATCTTTCCAATATTGGAATTGTTGATTATCATAACTCATTACTATATCAGCAGTATTTGCTAATTGATTTAAGTATTGAACTTGTCTATCATAAGCAAGTTTTTCATATTGAGGAATTAATTCAGAAACAATTCTTGCAACTCTTTCTGCAGTAGAGGAACTATTTAAAACTCCACTTCCTGCAAGACTTTGCATAGTAGAATTTGCAGCATATTCTGATGCAACTCGTAATGCCATATCTTGTGATGGATCATAATTAAATCCATTTTTCATGTTCGCTGTTTCAGTAAGTAATGTACTAATAACACTATTTATAGTATCTGCATACGCACTTTGATATTGCCCTTGTACAGAATTAATATTTGCCGTTTTTGGAGTTACTATGGTCGTTCCTATAGATGTCTTTTTTATTCCGCTATTTACAGCATTATTATTTGAATTATATGTATTCCCATATTGGCTTTGAAAAGCAGAGTATATTTGATCGAAGTTTATTACATTATTGTTTTGATTATTCCCTTGATAAGTTTGTGGAGATGGTGCTGTTTGAGATTGTGCTGGAGGCTGAGCTTGTATATTATTTGCAACTTGTTGTCCTCCTGTTGTTTGAGAATAACCTGTAGTAGCAACTTGTGGCTGTATTTGAATAGGAATCGTTATAGGATTTATTTGACTCTGTCCTGGTGTTGAATTTGGTACTCCTGGATTAGCAACATTAGATTGAACTTGATTTATATTTGTTTGTGGATTACTTGTTGCAACTCCCGTAGTTCCTGTACTTACTAATGTATTTGCCATGTTATTACTCCTTTCAATTATTATAAATTCCATTTAATTTATCTTGCCAATTTCTTAGTGTGGCTTCTGGAGTATTTGATACTCCAAATGTATTTATTCCAATGTTTTTATTTAGTTCATTTTTCCAATGATTTATAGTATTTTCTACGGTAGAATATAGAGGATATATACCTTTATTAGCAACATTTAATTGCTTTGCCCACTCTTTTAGTGTAGAAGCATTGTCGCTATATTGCCTGAATCTCATCTTGTATGTGTCCTATCTACTCGTTCTATTCCGTATATTGTAATATCCCCTGTACCATATATCTCGAAAGTATAACTATTTGAATTTTGCAATTCATTTGGAATTAATACACACTCAGTTTTATTTGTACCTTTTGACAATACATTTTCTTTTGTAATTGTTTTTCCATCATCTGTAGATATAATTAAATTTACTGTGCCATCTAAGTCATAGTTGAACCACAATGCAGATAAAGACTTCTTTCTCCTTCAAAAATTAATACTCCATTTTTAAATTCCTTTGTTTTTATGTAGAATGGAATCTCTTCTCTTGCTGTTTGTCCGTCTTCTCCTACATATTCATCTTTACCATAAGCTCTAATATATTTATTTCCATCTCTTCTTCCACCTGTTATTTCATAAATTACTCCATCTTGTGTTAGAGCGTATATTGGCGTAGGTGTTTGTGAGAAATTTAAATCTACATAAGCATCACAGATATTTGTATAATACATTTCATCTTCTTTTTCACATTGAAGTTCCTTTGTCCACTTTCTTAGCCTTTGGTCAAAAATTAGAAAGTAGTGATAATCTGGAATCCAAAAATATACTTTGTCTTCACTTCCTGCAACTGATATATTCTTTGCTTCATTAATTGTTATTCCATATATAAAGTTTTGTATTCCTCCTGTTACTCCGTTATTTGATGTAGGCTTTTCTATATTCCTTATTGTAGAGCCATCATATTCATAAATGTTTCTACCATATAACCAATATAGATAAGAGTTATGTACTTTTATAGTACATTGATCATAACAGCCTATATTGTTATCTAAGGATACGCAAGTATAAGAATCATATTGTCCTGATATAACATTGCTTCCATAATACAAGTGCATATTCTTTTGACTAAATACAATTAGCTTATCATCAAAACTAACTAATCCTGTTACTTGATTACAGTTAGGGACTCTATATTCTGCTGAATTTTCAGTTGTACTCCAATCCATTGGATTTTGAAGTGCTGAGGCGTAAAGCATATTTCCAACACTTGCAAACATTCTGCTCTTGTGATAACACATATGTTCAAATTCTGTAACTCCTGCTGGTAATGGTAAAATTTCTGGAGTATTTACTGCAGATAGTGGCAATTTATGTCTTGTCGCTGTTACTCCTTCTCCATATAAAACTAAGTATTCATTATTTCCATCTGCATAATAGACATGAGAAAATTTAGTTCCTGATATTCCTGTTGCTATTACTGTTCCTGTCATATCCTTTAATTCTGTGCCTTGTATATAGAATAAATATTTAGTTCCTGCAACTCCAAAATATTTTACTTGATTTCCTTTTAATCCTGGATTTGCTTTTAATGTTCTACCAATCTTTGTACTCAAAGCAGGGTATTTATCTAAACACATATTGTACATATCTTGACATTCATCATCCTGTATAAATTGAGGTGGATATATATTATTTATTCCTCCTGCTAAATAACTCACTTGATTATCACTTTTATAGTGAATATCATTCAAATATGTATTTGGTTGCATATTATCCCCTCCTTGACCTTATGCTTCTTTTTAAATCTCTTATAACGGGGTATCTTTGTTGCTGCTCATGTTTATTCTCATTAGCTTTCATAACTAAGTTATTGTAAAGAAGAATATATTCATTTGCGAGTTCTATGTCTGGGTTATAGCCTGACATTGCTATAATTGACATTACATTATATTTAACTAAATCTATATAGTTATCATCTAGTTCTATGAAGTCTTCTCTTCTAGTAACTAGCTTAGGTTTTTTAAGATAATAAATATCTATTTTTCTTATATCTTTTGGTGTAGGATATAAAGCAATTAATCCTTCTCTTCCATCAAAATATCCGTCTTCGTACATTTTTTCATTTGGAAGATATGATCTTATTTCTTGGAAGTTACCCCAATCGTAAGGATTATCTTGTGTTCTTGCTCTAGTTGATTTCGTTACATGTTCTACCATGTCAATACTGCAATCTTCTGGTAATACATATAAATCCTGTCCTGCTCTTGTATTAAATGAATATTGTTCTTGAATTGCTAAGTCTTTATATATCTTTTTCATTGTTTCATTTATCCATAAGAACAATGTATCGTCTATATATTCATGAGGCAATCTTACTTGAATATCATCTAATACTTGTCCTACTGTTGTTCTGCTAACTATTGCCATTGTTTTCTCCTTTCTAAACCCGTCGAAATCGAAGGGTTTACTTTGCTCTTATTATATATTTTGTACCTGTTGTTCCTGTACTTAGATTTGGAATTGTAAATGTTTCAGGATATTGCTCAGTAATATTTTCCGTTATTGCTTCATATAAACTTGTATATTCTGTAACATTTAAAGTTTGTCCATTACATTCTAAATAGTATTCTGGAATATCTACAGAAGCGGTTAGTATAATTCCACCTATAGGAGTTATAGCTCCAGTAGTTGCTTGTGCTTCATTCCATAAATCAGGAAATTGTCTTATCTCTATTCCTTCTATAAAGGTATCTACATTGTTTCCAATGAATATTACTTCATTAGTTCTTTGTAATGTTTGTGAATAATAATAATTTCCCTTTGGAACAAATATATATTTTGCTCCTAATTCTATTGCATCATAGATTGACTGTTGAATCGCAAGTCTATTATCTGTAAATCCATCTCCAATTGCGTTATAATATTGCAATGGTACAATTCCAAACGTATAAAAAAATAAGTTTT